TTTGCTGCATGACAGGCGGCTGTGGAGCCTGCTGGACGGGCTGCTGGGGTTGGCTTCCGTTGACGAGACTGTTGACGCTGGACGCGGGTTCGATGTGGAATTCGAACACCTTCGGCGGTTGTGGCGCGTCGCCCCGCTGGCCGAGACCCACGAACCGTTCCGTGATGGTGTCGCCCGGCTTCGGAATCTTCACGCCCGCCTGACGGCAGGCATCGCGAAACGCCTTGAGTTGGATGCCCCAGCCTTTAATCCATAGCGAGCGGCGGCCGTCATCGTCGTCTACGCTCGGGTCGCGCAGTTGGGTCTGGATGATGACGTGGATCTGCTCCTTCGGACGCCCGTCGTTCCAAAAGGCGGGCTGCTTGGTCTGGAAGTCGTTGACCTGTGTGGTCTCGATTTTCTCGATGACGCCGGTCACCGTGTCCCCCGGCTGGCTGTTCGCGCCGAAGTACGCTTTGGCGCTGTTGCCGGCGAGCAGGTCGCCGAGCGAACTCAACTGGGCGGGCTGACGCTGCTGCGGCTGATAGCCGTACCCCTGCTGGGGGTAGCCATACTGTTGCTGTGGTTGCTGACCGAACATGATTGTTTTCCTTTCGTTATTCGGTGAACTGGTATTCAGGTTCAATCAAGGGGATGAGCTGGAGCCATTTGTCGGGAACGTCCGGCCATGGCTTAGCGTCGAACTCGGGGAGCGCGCTCATGTCGGGCCAGACCCGGCCCTTGCAAGAGAAGCACTTGTCGGGCCCGGCCGCCGGCAACTGTTTGATCCAGCTGTCGCGCACGTCGGGGCCTTCCGCCTGCTCCACGCAGTCCATGAGGTTGACGAGCAGTTGGGCGCGGCTCAACGCCCATTTGCCGGGCTCCGGGTCGAACCTCGTCTCCCAAGGCAAAGCGTCGCCCAAACTGGTCTTGTTGCTGGGCAGGAAGTAAATGCAGTTGCGTTCCACCCGTTCGCCCTCGTTCTGCAGGCCCATGCCGTAGAGCGACGCCTGTATCCGGTATTGTTGCGATGGGCCGTGGGCCTTGACCTTGGTGACGGTTGTGTTGCCGACGTTCTTCCAATCGATGGTGCTATGGGTTTTGCGATCCCAGAGGTCGATCGAACCGGTGACGTCGTAGCCGCCGTGCAGGCCCTGCAATCGGCCTACGGTGACGCGATATTCGCTGCGCCAGCGCTCCACGAGTTCGGTCACGTTGTCCTCACTCGTGTAGAGGAACTGGTGCGCAGGATCCCTGTTCAGCTCGCGGAACATCTGCTCGAAGTGCTCGTGCACGCACGTGCCGATGAACGGCCGCCAACCCGGCGAACGACGCTCCGGCCAGCCCGCCAGTTTCGCCGCGAGGCAATGCACGCAATCCGTTCCCAGTTCGGATGGGCCTATCTCACGCTGCAGTTCGCGTGGAGCGTTGGCGATATCCGCTTCGATGAGCTGGCGAATCTCCGGCCACAGTTGCGGCTCCTCCACGGTGCCGATTTTGGTTTTCGGAGTGACTGGCGGCTTGCCCATATCGGGTGCCGACTGCGTCATGGGCGGTATGTCCACGGGGATCGCATCACCCTGTTGGGCTTGTGCGACGGCGAGAATGGCCTCATTCATGCTCACGGGTTTTCACCTCCTTGAGAAAGTCGTTGATCTGTTTCTTGATGTCCGCCAACGCGGTCCGGTTGAGCCGTGTGATGACCACCGCCTCGTTGACGTTGTCGAAACGCAGCGTGTAGGGGCCGTCATCCGCCGGCATGATGATTACCGGTACGCTGCCGAAGGTCATCGAATGAACGTCTTTGAATCCCTTGCCCTGCGCCTCCAATTCGCGCGTCGCCTTGTGGATGCGTCTGGCGACGGTGAGGCCCAGCTCGTCGAGCCGTTCGGAGCGGATGACGTACAGGTCGTCGGTCAGCTCGTTGCCGTCCTCGTCGTGCAGGTCGTAGTCGGCGATGGCGCTTTCCACGATCTGGGCGATGCCCAGGCTGGACAGTTCCGCGCTCATGAGACCACCACCGTGGGCTTGCCGCTCATCGCGTAATCGGCCACCGCGTCCGCCGACAGCAGCTTCTCCAACTGACTGAGCGGGCGCGGCCGCAACTGGTAGGCTCCGGGATACTTGGTGGCCGGATAGGCTTTCTCGAACGTGCCGGCGTTGATGCGGCGCGCGCCCGGCTTCACCTGCACTTTCAGGTTGCCGGCCTGGTAGGTGCCGGCCGGATGCGAGTCGAGGATACGGGCCTTCAGCTCGTCGACCTCCTCCTGACGGGACGCGATCTCGGCCTGCAGTTCGACGATGCGCGCCGCCTGCGCGGCGAACAATCCTTGGCGCAATTCCCCGTCCGGGTTCACGGCCTCCGTGGTTTCAATGGTTGACGTGTCATTCGCAGTCATTTGGTGTGCCTTTCACGATGATTTGGGCGTGGGTGGGATACCACGCCGTCTGATGCTTGGTCTGGTTCGTGTGCCGGTTGCAGCAGGTGACCGCCTCGTCCAGTCCGGTGGGCTTGCCGAGTGGCCCGCATGTCCTGCAACGCGGCATCCAGAGACGCCGGTCAGGCATCATGCCTGTCCTTGGAGGTGAGGCGCAGTCCGGCGATGATGTCCGCCGAAGCGTCCGGGTTGCGCAGCAGCTTCGATATGGCCGCGCCTTCCTTGACGGTCAGTTGGGCGATGGCGATGGCCGGCGTGACGGCCGTATGCTGCTCGTCGGTGAGCATGATCTTGTCGGACAGCAACAGTTTGGTGGCTTTGTCGATGAACGTGCTGGCCGCGTTCGTGATGCCGTTCGCCGTCGGCACCAGGGCCGCCAGTTCGAAACTCAGATCCTCGTCCGACACCAGCGCCTGCTGCACCATACGCGGCTCGTTGATAGGCTTGCTCATGATTGTCTCCTTTCCTCCGGCTCCCATTCGGGGAGCGGCTTGATACGGATAGAGAGGTGCGGCTCGTACTCATGCCCGCAACACGTGTAGGGGTCGCCGCTCTTGCCCTTCCGGTAGCGGCCCTTCGACCCGTAGACCCATAGGTCGGGCATCCGCTTGCTGGCGTGGGATTCGACGACCTGCGCGTCATCCACGTAGGCGACGCCGTTCAATGAATCCAAAACCAGCTTCAGCAGGTTGTCGAGGTCGGGCCGACCCCTATGGCTCATCC